CGTTCACATTACACGTTTAAAGAGTTTAAAACAACAAACTCCGTAAACGGCGCCGAAAGGCTTGTCTACCACATTGATTGCGTGTGGGTGACAAATAAAACTAGCAATAGTATTATCGCAGTAGTGCACGCGTTCAGAAAAAAACAAGAGTATATTAGAGTAAATATATGTTCGCTTGGCTTACACCTATAACAAGTTTCTTGCAAGCACTTTCACAATTAGCTAGTGTATTAACAGCTTTAGCTTATTTAGGAGCGGCAATAGCACTTTTAATATTGGTGGGAATATTGGCCCCCCCATTGGGGGTTTTACTTAGAGTAATAGCTGAATCCTTAGATTTGTTGAGCACTATCATATTGCGACCGGTACAATACGCTGTACGACAAACTCTGAAGGGCGAAGCAATTGGTACCATTCAGAGTTTTAGAAAGCCACGCAAGAGGAAACTCTTACCAGACTAGTACATTACGTGGTTTCTAATATTGTTGTTGCAGTGGGCTTTCGTCAAAGTCTTCCAGGCTTTAGGCTTGGTGGTGGAGACGTGGCTACATTTGACAGGACTGGGGTTTTGGGATCCCATCCCTTTAGCGACGGTAGGCTTAACAGTATCCGTAACGTGGCTAGTGACTGTAGTGTTCGTGCAATTGGTGCAATTAATCATACGTCACAATGTCTATTACTGTGAGAGCTGCGGCTACCGAAGAGGAGGTAAGAACCGGTCTGAGATGGCTACACGAGAGTGGGATGTTGAGTTCGCCGGAAGTAAGGATTCCGATCAATTACACTGGGATTACGAGTGGCCCTCGGCCAGTCATAGCCATGAAGAATGATATTGGTGGAGCCCAGTGGGGCACACTCTCCTCAAGGTACCCTCCGTGGCTACTGAGCATCCGGTTGAGAACTCTGACTGGTGTACAATGGATTGTTGCTCGCTCAGGAGCCACAAAGGGGTTTTCGGTCTCATGTGGCCAAATAAAGTTCGGAGAGGGACCGTTGGTTTTGGTTCCCAAGTTAGTGACCCAAGAGAGCTTTGATTTGAGGACTAGCCCTATATCGGTTGCGGAGAGGTGGAGTCATACGAGGCAAATGAAGCCCGTGTTTCAGAGTACTCTGACTATGTGGTCCCCTTTATGGACGCTTTTGGTCTTTGGTTTAAAATTGATCTTAAGAAATGTTTCGGAAGTTTGTTCGGCAGTATACATAAGCATTCAACCCAAACTGCCACAGTTCACAGAGAAATTGAAGAGCGGACAACCAGAAGCTGAAGGGGGAGAGCCTAAGTATAATCCCAAGATATCGGGTCCATTTATTTGCTATATGGTGCTGTTGTTGTCATTTTTCCTTTTCAAGACCTGGATTACTGCACCATTGGGGCTATTGTTGGTCATATTTTACCATTATGGTAACCCTTCACCTGTGGATTACACGGTTGTGCCCTTTATGATGGCCCCAGCGTATGTAACCAATTGGACATGGTCACTGGCGGTTTGTTTGTTGCTGGCTCCATTTGGGTTGTTACATGGACTTTGTGGGGCAGCTACTTGCATGATTACGTGTTTATCACCATCTCCGACGAAGGAATCAATGTTGTGTAGGGTGTTAGGTTTGGGTTGTGGAAGCACCACAAGCACTATAACTTTGGTGCCCCACTACTACTACACTAGACAGTCCTCATGGGGCTATGCGGTGGCTACTGTAGCTGCAAACTTATTTGGATTAGTCTTGGTTGACCCTTTGTCATTAATGGCAATTGCTTTTGCCACGGTTTGGTTGTTGACACGACAGTGGCCACACTTTGCTTGCAGGGTTGTTCCTTGCTCAAGGTGTGTACCTAGATCCTACCCAGCTGAGGTGGCCACCCCTTTTGGGAGAGTGACTATTGAAGGGAAAGAGTTTTGTAATAAGCACGACTATTACTGCCTAAGCTTGGCGCCAGACCATTCACCTCCTCCCAAAGAGTGTAGGGCCATGACTAAACGATTGGTCGGCCCAGAGGGTAACTGGTTGGCTGAGACGGAAGTAACCTATGGAGGTCCTAAACCCTTAGGAGTAACAGCATGGGCAAATAGCATACACCAATTGGGAGTCCGAGCATTTGCGGTTTGTACACCAGCGGAAAGGGCAATGGTGGCTGCCTATGCCTATTCTAGACAACTCACTTTGCCTATCACTACAATTTTACTAGCGGAACACGCCACATCAAGAGGCCCCACATTCACGGTCGGAGTTAAGGGCATGGCAGGGTATAGAAAGGTTGCGGCTTATATAGTGTCTCTAGGCGGTGTGGCACCACCAACCCCTTTGCAATTAGCTGATGAGGAAATGGAAGGCTTGGGTATGTACTCTGCCTCTCAGGCTTTGGTATTGGGGATGGTTACTGGCGGTCTTTCAGCTCCTACTGATGAGATTGCCATAATGAGGGGGACTGGACTGGGAAACCATCAGGTCGCCTATGGACAGTTGCCTTTGGAAATGGTTGGTCAAGCTCCACCAATCCCGGGCGATTGCATTGGCCCCCGACCTCTCCCAACTCACTGTAACTTAACATTCATGGCTCTCCCCCAGTTCATATGGGATACTGTGACTCAAGATATAAGAGAAGCTCTGAAGACGGGCGGCTATTTTGGAGATGCTCGAGAAGCAACACGGAAGGTGACACCTATACAGACGCCCCAATTGAGCAAGTGGTTAATTTTAACCTGTCTGCTTGTAGTAGGCCTTACTATAGTTGCCGCAGCTTACATGGACTGTTCAGGCTCTTATTGCGTATCGTCATTAGTGATAGATGATCTTCACCTATCCTTAGAAAAAACCATAGGGTTTGTAACGGTGTTCTGGGCAGACCCATATTCAGCAATCGTGAATGCGTGTGTCATTTTGTTATGTTACCAGACCCAAAGGATGTCAGGAGCAGGTCCTGTTTTAGCTTTGCAGTTGGGGGTGTTTCACATGGTTTACTTGGGAGCTTTGCCAGTTTTTGCCTTGCTCCCAGTATTGTTAATGCCCATCACATTTGATTGGAGGTTTGGGTTGTCCCTAGGCATTATGGGACCTGTTGCAGCACCCATTTTACTATTGATTCTGTGGAGAATTTACCAGTTAATCATGTCAGGTGTGGGTGGAATGGTCAGTTTGGATATATTAGCCTGTACCCCCCAGTTAATAACAACTAACACGCTTGAGAGAATCATGGAGTCATCAGGGAAGACCTATTGGGACTTACAGGAGAAATCCATGTACCCAAATACTACGGGTAGTTATTTAAAACAGGTCCTGGTAGTTAAACCTCACGAAGTCATCCCCTGGAAAGGATTCCGACTCCAACGTTGTCGTTACTCACTGGGGCCCGTGGACTCCAGAGTGGCGGCTGTCATAGGAATGTCTGGGCGGGGGACGGCCTATTTGTTATCCACGTCAGAGAAAGAATCTCAATGGTTAACAGCAGCACATTGTTTTGATGATGAAACCACACAAATAGCGGGGTTGCCTGTGTTAAAGAGTGAAGTTATAGGCCATAATGCTTGGTGCTGGACTGCAAAAAAAGGACCCATAGTGGAAGAGCCTGAATTGATGTCTCATAACGAGTATGCAGAAAGAATGAAGCGAAATGGCAAAGGATCAGTGTGCGTGGAAATTAAAACCTTGGATGGACCTGTACAAGTCTTCCCTTTATGTAATTCAGGGAGAATGTTGTCCACAACCATAGGAGGGGATAGTGGAGCCCCTCTATTTTTTGAGGGGAGACTGCTGGGCGTTCACCAAGGCATTGTGGGTCCATTTGAGCTGTTTTCAGATTGTCAGGGAACCTTGCACACACCCAGCTTTGATGTAGTGGATGCTGGCGAAGTCCCAAATGCGTGGCTTGACCCTATCAAAGACGCACCTGTTACCACCAACATATCTTGGATGGCTCCCTTACCTCTTACTAATTCAGCCTATGTATACTGTGCATCTATATGTGGAGGTACGCAAGAACAAGCTTCAAGCTTGACCCAGTTGTTGGCCTTTTTTCTCCAAACATTGGATGGAGATACTAGCTTGTTTATACACGGTTTGTTGGCTGTGACGTCTCTGTCTTTGCACACCATGCTTCCTTTAACATCTTTGGCTATAACTGGATTGGCAGCCTTTCCGTTGGGGCACCACCTGCTGTATGATATAGTAGCACTGGTTACATGGCTTTTGAGGGCGTCTAGGTGTAGATCATTGGGGTTTATAGCCGTGTTTGCATCCCTCATAACATTGGGACTAGGGTATCCTAAATTGGTTATTTTGCCGGGAATGGGAGTACATTGGTCAATGGATGTGGTGATGTTGGTGATGGCCCTAATACTGGATGTGCTCACTATGTACTCAGATTGTAGGTTACCAATCCCTCTTTACAAGTTGGTTGGCTCGTTGAGATGGCGAGTGTTAAATACTCCTTTAACATTGAGTCACCCTGTAAGAGGGATTGCCTTAAAGCCAGTATTTCAAAATCCTAGTTTGGAAACACTACACGACTCCATTAGAACATCTGTTGGAGAGTTGGTGAGGTTGGCCGAAAGCAGTCTCTTGAAGGGGTTACCCCAAAAGGATGAAAGAATTCTACAGCTCTTGGTTAGCCACTTAAAGAACTTGGTTCAAGTTGTGATTCAAAAGCCCATAAGTGAGGAACAAAGTTTGGTTGTTGACACAGGGATTTTAACCCCTGAACAGACAAGGGTACTGAGATTACTGAAGAAAACCAAGCAGGATTTGAAGAATAGCCTACTTAGAACGGCCACTCAGGACGTCACTGCCTTGTGCTTAGCTGCGGTGGAACAAGCTACGTTAAGGAGCAGCGTCAAAATTTTACCTCTGGGGGAAACTCCAGAGTCTCACACCAGATTGGGGTATGAGATGGTAAGGCTAGGAGACATAGGTGTCCTTGGAACGGTTTATTTAGAGAAGGAGAAGTGGGAAAGTCTTGAGGAAACCACTACCCCCACTCAACTACAAGCATGTGCGGGCACGTATGGTTTCGTAATAAAACATAGCCCTAGAGGCCCTGAAGTACATTGCCAAGGACTCAAGATAGCAGCAAAGCACGAGTTTTCAGGGGCTCATAAGGTGGAAGTTAGTGGAGTTACCCTTTGGGTGAATGTTTCTCAACGAGGTCTCTTGGAATTTCTAACTTTGAATTTAAACTGTTTCCGAGGAGAACCGGGGACCTCGGGACCCAACGACACCGGCAGCTTGTCCATGTGAATGTCAGAGGTACATGGGGGATCCTCTTGAAAGAAAAAACTCACACCCACATCACAGCGAGGAAAGATAACATGGTCGTCATGTCTAAGTTCACAACACCAGAAGAAACCTCATTGGAGATGGTAAATAGCATGCATAATAGAATACGCTATCCGACCCCACATGTTGTGTTTCAAGACACCCCCCAAGTAATTCATAGAGTAGTCCAAACAAAGACTAGCATGGTTACTCTCGGTGATTATGCCTATGTGAGTGTGTTCATGTGTCCTGGGACACCTTGGGAAAAGCTAGAGTGGAACCCAAATGAGTGCTTAGAAAACCCTGAGGAAGTCTTAGAAAAACTGGTAAAGAACCAAGAGTCTTCTCCTACTTCACTGGACAACTATGATGTTAATGGCTGTAGATTTGATTTAACTACGTTAGAGTTACCAGAAAAACGTTGGTGTAGGTTTGAGTTCGAAACCTTGTCCATAGCAGCACATATCCGCCGAGACACTAAGATGGTCTTTGCTGTGGGCAATAAATCTTACGGGCTTTACACCAAATCAAGTGACATGTTATTGCGACTGAACGAGATCGCCTTGACACAACCTTTTGTTCAGTGGCAAGGACCTTTGGTACAGTACAAGGGCCCTCCTCGACTGGAAGCTCTGGAGAAACTCCTTGGAGAGGCTACAAAATCACCTGGTGGGAACCAGTTGTTGTCGGACTGGTCTCCTACTTTAGCTCCTGGACCACCTCATTTAGGGACTTCCAAAATAACACCCACTGTATTTACAGCTGGAGCATTTGTTGATGACACAGCTTTACAAAATGTGTATGTTACAGCAGGCACCATAACTAATGTGATGAGCGACCTTAAAGCTAAGTTTGTTACTACATGTATACCTATGTATTCTATGGAATGGAAACTTTTTGTGGGTTTCACGAGAGATTTGTTATCAGAAGGCCCCTTAATTCCCATTACCGATGAGTTGTTAATGGCTCCCCCCACATCAGTGGGACCTTGTGTACCCACAACAGTTGACCAGAGAACACTGGCTGTGACGACATGTGAAGCTTTACAAGCAGTGGGATCTTGGACTACTACAGGGAAAATTATTCCCAAGCCTGCCCTAGAGACTAAAGTGAGATCGAGGTTAGTGGTGGGTTTGGATGCTGTAACTGTAGCAGCCCTAAAGTTGAGAAGTAAACCAGCCATGTTCAAATTGTTGGGAGTGGACAAGCCCAAGGGACCTGAGTTGGTTACAGTTGCTCTTAACTTCCCTCATACGGTTAGAGAAATAGATGATTATGTAGCTCGAATCCTGGGAGGTCAGCGGCCCCAACTTATAATATCATCAGATGTTGCGAAGTGTGACAACTCAGTAGGAACACACCATCTTCTGGCGGGACATTTGCACGCAGGAGAGGCTGCTGAGGATCCTTATAAGGAGGAAGACATGGTTTGGTTGACTCAGGCTGTTGCCACCCATACACTGGCAGGCAGGGGATGGTTATTAGGCGGAAAACTGGGCGAGTCAAGTGGAGACTCTCAAACCAGTTACACCAACTCCCTCTATTCAATTAGAATCCAGTTGGCCCTTTTACTGAGATTAGTAATGACCACTGAGGAAGACGTGTTGGGTTTACATAGTTGTGTGAGGGCATTTTATATTGGAGGTAATGAGGCTGCAGGCCAAGCTGCTCTAGTAGGATTGAGGAAACATGTTCGAGTGATGATATATTCGGATGACGTGTTGATGTTCTTGATGACCAAAGCGGCGGTTAAAGTGGTGACTCCCGCGAAATTATCGGAGTTACTACCCGGGTTGACTGGCATACCTCAACCAGTGGGGAAGATAACCGCACACAAACCTAGCACAGGAGCCCCATTTTTGGGTCGACTATTAACCCTAGGAGTCGACCATGTTGAGTTACCTCAGTGGCAGTTAAGAACAGATAGAAGCAGATTCAAAGCACATCTTACATACCACCCTCGCGGAGGTCTTGATGTTTTGGGGGAACAAGTTGTGGGGGTGCTGACCTCGGCTTTCCTGGAGTCTGTATATGACCCGACTTGGTTTAATAGGACCAAGGATAAGGTTGAAAAAGGACTAAAGGAGTTAGAGGTCGATTACCCCCCTCTCCCAGAATTTACAGCGATAGCCCGCAGCACAAGTTGCTGGCCAGAAGGGTTTTTGGGTCTCCAAACAGCAAAGTTGCTGGATGTATGTATTTGTGGTGGGCCCCGTGTTGGTTGTTGTACAGACTGTGTTATAGAGTTACCGTTATGTGCTTTACACTTAGTGCAGCACAGCTTGAGTGGTCATATAAACTCTCAGGACTGCCATTGTGGAGATGTGGCTACAGGAATCAACTCAAAAGGAGAACCGTCTTGTGAGACCCATGCATTAAAGTTGAATTCTCAACTAGATGCAGGAGTGAGATTTGAATTAATGAGAGGCTTGCCTTACCACTGGTCACTGATGCAGGGTGCTGTTGTGGCCATGTTGTCCAAACAAGCTCAGATTGTGCAGTTCCCTAACGTAGTACACCCTATAACTACTCTTTCAGTTGGGACTAGACTATCAGTCAAAATCGGTAGGACTTGGGAACCTGCATTAGTTGACATTGACCATCAAGTAGTAGTTGCAGCTGGAAATCTGGAGAAACCAGTAAAGGCAAAGCCAGTACCAGTGGGGGTTATCCCCACTATTGAACAGTGCTTGGTTCCTAGTTTGGGGAGGTTAGTTCAAGGTCCCCCGGGTACAGGGAAGACAACCACACTCATGAGAGATGTCTACGAAGAGCAAAAGACTAGAAGAGTTGTGGTTGTATCATCCACCAACAACAGTTTGGACAACATATTCAAAGGTTTACGAGCTTTAGGATGTCAGAGCTTGTTTTGGAAGATACCCAAATTGAGAGCATATGACTACCCAGATCAAGTAGGAGACGAGAGAACCGCAACAGTGGTGCTCTGTACAGCTGGAATGATGACTTTTCCTTGTGGGTTGTTGGTGGTTGATGAGTTCGCTCAGGTGCCAGCTGACACTCTTATTAAGGTGCTGGGATTAAGCAGACATGCATGGTTGTTTGGTGACCCCAAGCAACTACCAGCAGTTGGCTCTCCGGTGCCATTTTATGAATGCCTTGTCTCTATAGCAGAGACAAGAGGCATTTTTTCTCAATTAGGTACAAATTACAGGCATGGCAAAGAGACGATTGACATGTATGCGGGGTTTTACCGAGAAAAAATAATGACCGACAAGACATCTTGGGTTCAAACGAAAAGCTTAGCCGAGTTGACAATGGATGTGCTAACAAGTCTAGCTGGCAACCAGGGTATTACACCTTATAGAAGACATTTGCTGCCTGGGTGGAAAACAGTTGACTCAGCTCAAGGCTCAACTTTTGCTCATGTCATATTGGTGATAAGAGAAGTGAATGAGTTCACGACACACACCAATAGAGTAATTGTGGCTATATCTAGACACTCCACATCATTGACCATATACGCCCCTCGGATTTGGTACATGAAGGTAAATAGGAAGGGATTCAATATACCCTACCCCCCGCAGGAGCAAGCTTTGGCTCTGCCAGTAAAACCTTTACCTAAGGCCATCACCATTACTGCAGTTTCAATGACACCTAGACCTGGAGTAATTCATTTGCCTCATCCCCCCTTTGTGGTGCCCATTGGACCTGATTTAATGCACAATTATGCAGTAGCGGTGCAGAGTGTTAGATTGCCTTTACCCTCTGTCTGTATAGCTTTGGGTGTCGTTGCGACTGATATACCTTTACTGCCTAATGTGCCAGCAGTGGGAACTCAAGGAAGAGGAATTTTGACAACAGACATTCAAGCCACTAGTGGTGTGATAGTCAGTTTTGAGCCTTTTCAAGGTAGTGTCCCAGCTATGGGCGCAGGTTATATGCAATCTGGATTGCCAAATTTTAATGGTGAGGGCATTTGTCCTTACTACATAGCCTCTAGGGATGAGAAGTTGGGACCCACCTTGTTTTCTTCAGGCGCATTTGAGTTGTCATTGAAAGGAGATGTGCCTTTGGCTAGGTTTGGAAAGAAACTTCTGGATCATTTCTTTCTTGGTGACAATAAAGGCTCAAAACAAATGGGTCAACATAGCATGTGGTCACCGAACGTAGACCCAGTCAATTTGGTCGTCTCATACCCTCCGGTAATGGCTGTTGGAGTACTGCCTGGAAAAAAAGGACCAAACACAGTGCTTGACGTGTTGCCGGAGTACTTAGCGCCCAAGCTGGAAAGCTTGAATGAGACCTTGAGGACACAGTCAGGAAACCCTGTTGTTACGATTGACTGGACTCCAGTGCGTATGATGACTTGGAAGGACCAGACCACATATCCAACAGGGATCCCCCAAGTGTGCAAATTACCATTGAGTGAAACTGAAGGAGTTCCTGAAACTTGGGAAGATTTAGTTCGGGATGAGCCCTTACCTAGTTCAGTGGCAGAAAAGTATGTGGACCTGGTGTCCTCTCTTAAGGGCGTTTTGAATTTCCCAATGAAGAGAAAAGTTTCCATACTCCATGTGGGAGCTCGGTCTGCTAATGGAGTATCTCAAGGAGACCTCGCCCTAATGTCACTGTTTCCAGAAGCTTTGGTGGTCTCTTATGATAAAAACTCATTGTATAGTACTACGGCAAAAAAGATTTCTACAAAAGAGGAGATTCCTAAATATGGCCCGTACAGCTTAGTGATTAGTGACGCCCATTCTGGAAAGGAGAGCTTGGGAGACTTGAACGAAGTCCTCCAATTCGCCGTGTCCTCACTTTATTACGGGGCCTCTTTGTTGGTAAAAGTAACAAAACTAACGATTGAAAAACAAGAGTTAGATCTAGAGTGTTTAACAGCTCAGTTCTCGAAAGTAACTCCTCTTGTGTCGAGTGCGAGGACCAGGTCCACCGAGACTTGGCTATTGTTCCAACATAGGGTATTGATACCCAGAGAAAGAACGTCTCAAAATGTGTTGCTTTCTCCTGCAGCTCGTAGTAGGGTGTCTCATTTACCTCAGCGGGGTTCGGTTGGGGGTTGGAATACCCCTATTAGAGTCCCAGCCCTTGATGTTGACTCCCCGGTCCTTTCCAGATTCATCGTGGACGGCTCCAATTCAGAGACCATTGACGAATTACTCCGATCTGGAGGATTACTTCTCATTCCGCCGCAATTGTACAGATCTTTTGGACCATATGGCGAACTCGCATATGTGCAACGAAACGCTAGCCTGTTTGTCGACTCTTTGGTTGGGACCCTATGTGACGGAAGGCACGTGCGAAATCAACAACTTACAGGGAGCTTCTGTGTTGGCCAAGATCTTCCGTCGAGTGCAGTTGGCTATTCGAAACGAGAACCAGACTCCGAATTGCACCAACCCAGGGAATCTCATGCCAGACCACCAGACTTACCTTTGGCTGGTACATTATATGCCACAACATCACAGACGAGCAGACCTTGCCTCCTGGCTCACTCACTGCCGAATACTCTATCAAAGGGAGTACACGCACCCAGGTGGGTTTCAGGTGCAAAGAAGGCATTTGAAAATATTTGGACCTTTCTCCAGCACTCGAGTCTCAGGGAAAGAATTATCTGGGTTGGGATTAGATGGAGATTTGTTTGATGACCCATTTGATGGGGACGATGACCTGTTTGATTTTGAGATGGATTTGGACCCAGAGATTTGGAGCTCGCTTGTGACAGAACCTCCGGGGCTAGAGTTGGAAGAAGGTATTCAACCCTTCCCGACTAATCTGAGCCTCACTGGGAGAGATGACCTTGAAATTAGGAAATTTCTGGACAACTTACAAAGACCCCAAGTATATACATCAGCTTGGACTCCAAAACATCCAGAAATAAACGAACAAGCCTTCTCTGCGATACGCTGACTACACCGAAAGAGAAGGGCGCTATATACAGCTTCACCGTATTACGACATTTGTCGATGTAATTTGCTAAGTAATTCTCAAATAGAGTGTAGTTGTACATATTTACCCACATTCGGTTTACCTGGAGTACGGGGTCCACCTGGTTCGCCTGGTGGCCCTCCGGGGCCCAAAGGTTCACAGGGCCCAAAAGGCTCTCCAGGATCTCCTGGGATAGCAATACCAGGACCACCGGGACCAATCGGTCCTCCAGGGCAGGCTCCGAATGCCAGCTCTTTGTTGGAGGCTTTGGATGAAAAGCTAAATTTTAGCGGCATTTCTGTTGTAGAAGAACTGCTTGCGGAAGTGAAGACCCCTGAGTTTAATGGGGAAGCAGCCAATGAATTAGCTCAGGAAACTTTAGGTACCCTTACAACTATTATAAACAAGCCACCAGACCAATTAGTCTGGTTAATTATAATCGCATTGCTTTTTTTAATGACTGGTTCTATAAATGCCAGGTTGACAAAAATAGAAAACAAACTATATCATGAGTAGTTGTGAAGTGTGGGGTTGGAATATGACTTCCCCCCAACAACAAGCCCAAACAGTCTTGGTGCTGTTTTACGTTACGGTTAGTCCCTTAGTCTTAATAACCTCTAGTTTGACTGTAGGCTATGGGATGACTGTATTTGGCTTGTTACCATCTTGTGTGAGACAACTATTGATTGGTTTGCTCTTAATGGTTGATTTGGCTATTTTGGTGACTTATGTAGGCATTTGGGATGCAGCCTGGCCAAGTCAATTCACGTCTTCTTGGTATTATATTTTGCCTGTCATGATAATAACCATGGTCATAACTATGTTTGCTGCTTGGTCTTTCACCACCAGAATCTGGTTTTTTGTCAGATGGGTTAAGTACTTAGGTTGCAGAGCAGCCGTATTAGGGCCTTGGGTCTTTAAACTTAAGGCAGACAAAAACAGCCGATTTGTGGCAGGACCAGCAGCCCCAGGAAAGTTTATAGTTTTAGTGAAGACAGGTAGATGGGCCTCTATAAATGGCTCCACACCATTCATATTACCATTTGAACCCACAGAGATACAATTTTATGGAAAGACAAAGAGGCATGATTTTAAACCCAGTTCAAGAGTCAAAGAGGGGAGTAGAGAGATAATAGTTTTTAGCAACTGGAAATCCATACTGTATACATTGTTGACCCAATCAGAAAAACAGGAGTATACTTTGGAGTAATGACTAGTTTCCCCAGCTGGACCCCTGAAGCCAACTCTCCCAACGCTAATAATAGACCTTTCCCCCCCCCCCCACCTGTGCAGGTAGTTTATGTCAGAGGGGGAGGAGGAAATTGGAGAGGTGGTAGAGGTCGCAGCAGGGGTAGGGGCAGAGGATATGGCTATAATCAAGCACCTCCTCAGCAACAATCCCCGTGTAGGACTATCCCCGGGTTCCACAATTTCAATGGAAAGTGGTATCCGAATGACTCCGGCTACACCCCCAAACAATTGGGTGAGAGCCTGTCGAACATGCACAAGGCCTCGACGTCTGAGCACAATTAAGTTGGCTTACTTGACCACACATTGCCTGGTACTAATGTTTTTCTGGTACATCCTTTTCTATTGGTATAATAAGGATGTGATTTGTCTAAACAACGACACAGAGGACAGCAATGAGGACTGGCAACGTTATTACGAACAAGTTATGCCAACTCGGAGAGTGGTGGTAGGGGGGAGGTGCCCATGGAGCACAAGAGTTGGCGAGTTTTTAGGACCATCAGAGGTCTGTTCTTCTCATAACTTACCAGATATACCAGAATGCCCCTCTTTTAGTGACTCAGAAATTGTCACGCTGTTGCGATTAGCACCTACGTTTCAAGCCACTTGTCTTTGCAAAAGCACACATAACCTTGTTCTTTATAAACTGTTATTATATGACGCTTTGGTAATGTAGCAAGTAATTAATCATATGTGTATTATTTGTTCCCCTTTGGGTTTTATGTAATTTTCTCCCAGAGGGGTTTAGTTAACTATAGCTAAC